GGAAGTCGGGTTCTTCTGCGCCTCGATCTGCCCATCCAAGTTGGCTTCCAAAGCAGCCATTTGTTCCTCGCCCATTGCGTCTTCCACCCAAGCAATCGCTTGGGCTTCGGTGATATCTTCATAGGCCACAAAGGTCGGGTCGCTTGGGTCTTTTGCAGGCAGGCCAATCGAGCCGTAAGCAGAGGCTGTGTAGTCGCCGTCTTGCTTGGTGGCAGTCCAGTGGGCTACGGTGCATAGACCTGCGGGGAGAATGCGGTCGAGGGATACGATTTTCATTTCCGTACTTTAGTTTCCTTTCAGGGTTGCCAGTTCTGCCTTCACCGTATCGAGTTATGATTCAAGTTCTTGCAAACCGGCGCTCAACACGGAAACCACAAACGAGGCATCGACGCCTTGGTAGGCTGGTTTACCGTCTTTCCCAACCGCATCCTTTGCGCCAGTGACGGCTTGGGGTACAACCCCTTGCAGTTCGTGCGCGATAAAGCCTTCGCCAGCCACACCATCACCTTTCCAAGTGAATGTGCAGGGCTTCAACTGCATAACACGAGACAAAGCGCCCACCATCGGCTGGACATTTTCTTTGAGACGGTAGTCTGAGGAGGTGGAGTAAATGACAGTGTTAGACGCTCCGTTGGAAATCACACCCATCAACCCGCCAGTGTCTTGACGATAAAACGCTATTTGCACTTCACTCACGGGCGCAGTACACGCTATGTTAATTTGCCCTGCGGTGGCATGAGTAAACTGCGAAAATGCAGTTGGGTTAAGTAACACGCCGACTGTTGTGTATGAATTGGATGTCTTCCCCACCAGCAAGTTACCGCTGGAGTCGATACGCATGCGTTCTTGATGACTATGTCCACTCTTGTGAGTCTCGAATGCAATCTCGTGGCTGCCAGAAATGTTTTCAAAAACTAAGGCTGCGCCTCCAGTTGTGCCTAGCACATAAGACCCGGTGCTATTCAAATACTCAAGACGCACCTTGTTATCTGTTTGCAATCGGATGTTGCCACCGCCGACAGTCAGCTTTTCTGGTCCTGTTGTTGTACCAATACCGACATTCCCCGAGCTGATGATGCGCATGCGTTCGGTGTTGTTGGTGCCGAAAGAAAGTCCAGAGTCTAGTCCCGTTCCGTTAAACTGAATATACGCCATGTCGGTCGAGTCAACTCTTTGCTGCAACCTCCAAGCTGCCGTTTCCCAATTTCCGCCATTAGAAGTTCTAATCTTTTTGAAGTCTAGCGTATCAACATTAGCTGACGTTGCTTGTAACTGAAGCGCACTTAGAGAATTGCCAGACGTTGTACCCAATGCGCCGGAAGCAACAGTTATTTTATACCCCGGCGAACTCGTCCCAATACCTACATTGCCAGACGCATCCTTATAGAACTGCCCAGAGCCAAGGTTGACGATGCTGGTGTCGCCAGTAAAGCCGTTAATGACCGGGGTGGTCAGGGTTTTGTTGGTGAGGGTCTGAGTCCCGTCCAGTGTGACATCACCCGCTACGCGGACGACGTTGGTGCCATCTGAGTACACGATCAGCACTGCACCATTAGGAACGGAGAAGCCCGTACCGGAGGCCATCTTGACGGTAACGGCGTAGCCGCCCGTCGTACCGTTTCGGACGATATACATCTTGTTGGCGGTAGGCACCGTCAACGTGCCGGCAGCGGTCAGCGTGCCAGACAGATCAAGCATCATGGCCCGACCCGCCGAAGTCACGCCGTTCGCCGTAGTGATCGTCGCGGCGTTAGACGACCAGCTAGATACCGAAGCCAGCGCAGTCAACGCCTCTTCGATCATGGACGTAATGTTTTCGTTGACGACGGTACCCCAAGTACCGTCGAGTTCGCCGGTAGCAGGCAGCGCCAGCTTCAGGTTAGAGGTGTATGAAGTAGGCATGAGGTACTCCTGTTAACCCAGCGTGCGGCCTTCAGCCGCCGGGATGGAAGTGGCGTAAATACGCACGTGTTGTGCCAAGTTTAACGCAGCCCCGCAATCGGAGCAAGTATCACTGGCCAATTCATTTTCGTCAAGATCGTATCCGCAACTCGCGCATACGGAAATCACTTCATGGCGCGGATCAATCGACCCACCATCCAGTTCTTTAGCTTCATTCAGCTTGATCATTTCCATCTCCTATGTAGGAACTTTTACCCATTGAACCGTATTGCCGTCCTGCACAAGCTGCCAATTCGCGTTCTGATTATCGTCAATGCCTGTCCAGTTCGCGTTCTGGTTGTCGTCGATCAAGCCCCATACCAACACCTTACCGACACGTCCTGTAGCCGCAACGCCTATCGGGTAGACATTCGCCCTAGCTGCCGTACTGACAGAACCTACATAGCCTGTTGCGCTAACACCTGTGACGTTGAATCTATTGCTCGTAATCGTAGTGACGGTGCCTACATAACCCGTCGCACTAACGCCGGTAACGGGGACAACCGCTTTACCAGATACCGAGACAGTGCCCACATAACCCGTTGCACTAACACCTGTAACGGGAACAACCGCTTTACCTGATGTATCGACGGTACCTACATAACCCGTCGCACTAACGCCAGTAGCGGACACAACGGCTTTAGCAACTACAGTCTCTTCACCTAAATACGTCGCGCCTTGAACACCTGTTACAGCAACAACCGCTTTACCAGATGTAGCGACGGTACCTACGTAACCCGTCGCGCTAACGCCGGTGACGTTGACTGTAGCCTTAGCAGTTACAGTCTCTTCACCTAAATACGTAGTGCCTTGAACACCGGTTACAGCAACAACCGCTTTACCAGATACCGAGACAGTGCCCACATAACCCGTTGCACTAACACCTGTAACGGGAACAACCGCCTTGGCGACGACAGCCTCTTCGCCTAAGTACGTCGTGCCTTGGACACCAGTAATGTTGACTGTAGCCTTAGCCGCTACTGCACACTGGCCTAAACTAGATGTGGCAGAAACGCCATCGACAAATACTTCTGTAAGGTCCAGTCCCCATGACCCACGGGACCACGGACCGGAACCCCACCCGGTGTATTCGTTGGACGATGCCACTAAAGCACCGCTTAGGCGATCCGGATAATGGCGTCAGAGGCCGTAGCAGCCGGGAACACAATGGTGAAATCACCGTTGGTCGAAGTCTTGTCGCTGCCAAAATCCAATACCGCAATGGCTTTGTCCGACTTGCTGCTGTTGTAGATCAGCGCGCCACGAGCCGTGATCGTGGCGTTAGCCCACGTGGTATCACTAAAATCTACAATCGCGGTACTGCCGCTTAACGAGATAGACGCACCACTCAGCGTATTACCGCCGGCAGAATAGTTACCCGTCGAAGCCACTTCGTTAGACGTAGTGTACGCCGTGGTGCTGGCATCAAGCGACGCGGACGAGGTGTACAGCGCGATCTTGATGGTGTCGGTGTCCAAATCCTGAATACCGCCGAGGATGTCGGTTTTGAACGAATTGCATAGAGCTTGGGTAATAGCCATGATTTAACTCCTTACATAACAGGGGACCGGAATTGTCCAGAACGGTAAGCATCCTGACGATTTTTCCCGTCGCCGAGGACTTTCAGTTTTCCGAGAGACTCGTCAAACTGTTTTTGATAGAGTGCCGTAGTGTCCGCCTCACCTTTGATGTACATGTTGGCTTCGACCAGTGACCCGTAGAGCAGCACAGTATCAAAATTATCGCCAAGCCACGACGTACCCGCGTCCACAATAGACTGTGGGTAGTAAAAATAGTGCAGCTCAGCAGTTAAATCGGCGTTGGGTGTAGGCCCGAGAATCAGCGTATTGTCGTCGAAAATTGCGTAGTGCGTCGGTGTGCCGGAAACCGCCGGGTATGGGAAGGCTTCACGGATGAAGTTCACGTCTTTATTCAGCAGATACTCGTACGCGCCATCGGCCTTGACAATAGCCAAGGAATAGGTAGACAGCCAATCCGATGGGAGCGACAGGTATTTGTTCCCTGACGACAATGAGCCGGTTACGTTTTTACGCAACGCCGGCAATTGAACGATGTTATAGACTTTCTGCTCGACGGACTTAACGAAGTTCGGGATGTTGTCAAGGAACGACGGGTCGCCCGCTTCGATGTAGTCGATGATCGCTTGCCGCAGCTCGATATATGTCATGTCGTCACCACCGTAACATTCCCAACGTATCCGTCAATAACCAACGCGTTTGGGGTCAAGTCGTCATCATACGCTCTCGACCCACCTACGGGGTTCCACCCCCACTGCGTATCTCTACTAGCCACTACCCCTACATCTGGGCGCGGGTTACGCAGCGCCTGCGGGTCGTCCACCGGATACATACCCAACTTCAACTGCGGATGATCAGGGTTCCAGCACTCAGGACACGCGAGGATGTTCGTGACTTTAGTCTTGATCGTCAGCGGCTTCAGCCGTTTCAAATCGTACCGCTGTCCGCACACATCGCAGAATCCAAATGCCTTCTTCCCTTGCGCGAACCGATTACCCATTACCGAAACATCCTCGGCACGAACCTGACCGGTGCTTTCTCACGGTCTTCCGTCGATGCCTGTAGCCACTGCTCTTCGTACTCAGCTTTCAACAACTGCGTGCGCGGCATCCCTTCCGGCAACTTCAGCGACAGATAATACGCTAACCCTGACACCAGCACCGGCAAAAACCTGAACGGTATATCCTGTGTGGTAACGCCCGTCCCAGCGTCCTCCATCCGACGCAGCCGCCAGTACACCAACGTGTACTGCTGAGAGCTATCTGGCACCGGCCAGACCGTTACCGAGGGGTTCGTCCGCGCTCGATCAATATAAAGCTGAATAGGACGCCCTTGCGCGGTTTTAGTCGGGATCGTCGCGTAGGTCGAGACACTGATACGGCTGATAGACAAATCCGCCTGTGTATTTCCAGTACCCGTGCGGATGACGTGCTCAATGAGATCAACCGTATCGGCAGGCATTTCGTAAGTGGCCGTGCCCGGCGTCAAAACTTCGACACCTTGCTCCACCGTCCACATGTTCAACCCGCGATTCGCCCACTCCAGCAAAAGCAGGTTCAGGCTACGCCGCGCAGTGCGGAGGTCATAACCCGAACGAAGCTCAGCGCCGCAACGCTCAAAGGCTTCTTCCGCAATCTCGGCGAAATCCAAATTAAACGCGGTCGTCCCAGATGTCGTCATCTTACTTTTCCGCTAGCTTGTCAATTTTCGCTTCAAGGCGGCGAAAGCCGTTGTCAAAATGCTCACGGATTTTGTCCAAATCCGCCCTAACTTCTGCGCGAGTGATGTGATCACGAGCGACCTCCTCACGAGTTTTGTTGAGCAAGATGCCCAACCGGTTCAGTTCGTCAAACTTGCCTTTAACCAGTGCGCCCATAATGGCCACAACGATTGAGAGACC